ATTATGAGATACAAAGGTATTTTTTTGAACATGACGACTTCCTATATTTTCTAAATTTGTAAGGTGTGCAATATACAGCCAACCTTTCTACATTTCAATTATAATGTTTTGTGTAATATGTCATTGTCAGGGTGAATACGAACTTTTGGATAAGTATATAAAACAAAAAGACTTACGGCTTTATCGAGCGAAATTTCTATTTTGTCATCTATTTCAATAATTACCACATTTTTACACAGCGTTTGTCATCGGTTTGAGCAATCATTAAATGGCATTTATCCGCATATTTATTAGGTGTTAAGCAACAATTAACGATTCATTTCTGACTTTAAAGACAGGGTTAATAAATCGAAAGCCTGTCATTTACCCTGTCATTCAGTATAGCCCTGTCATTCCAAATTTAGCAAATTTTTGAATGATTTTGTTCAATTGCGAGATTTCGCTCATTATTAAACCCTGTCAAAAATAATAGCGGATTCGATAATTATATCGAGGAGGGTTGAGATCGTTGAACGTGGGCGATTTATGGCGGAATTTTATTGTATAAAAAGGTCGACCGGTTTTGGCTACGCTCCCGATGGAAGACGCTCTATTGCTTACGCAAATAGAAAACCGGCCGACAAAATTTAATCATCGACCGATTGTCCACCAGGAATTTTAGCCGAGACAAAGTTAGTGATTTCGCTAATAATAAAAAACCCCATTTTTCAATGGGGTTTAAAGTAGTGTTAATCTATTAATTATACGTCAAAAACTTGGTATCAAAATATTGTTATAAAGTGCTCATTGTAGCAAATGAGTTACTATTTATTACAGAATGTTTTAGTATTAATGATTCTTCGAAATCGGTTAATAATTCAATCTTTGTTTTACTTCCATTCCAGCGCCATGCGACTATAGATGTGTACTTATTTTGTTCCATCGGTGCCGTTCCATATGTCTCATTTAGATAGGATAGTAGAACATGAATATTATCTTCGTTTAGATCAAATGATAACGACAATTCGACTAAGCAATCTCGCTTATAAAGCAACATTACCAGAATGGGCTGTATATTATTGACATTAATATTATCATATTTGTTTAGAACAAATTCTTCAGATTCTCTAATTATTTTCTCGCCATCATATTTATTAATTAAACTTATTTTTAATGAATCCATCAATTGGAAATCAGCAGAAATCTTGGTGTTGTCAACTTTGTCCATTAGATGAGAGTTAATATTATCAGAATTCCTATCAGAACATGCGAAGATGACAATGATAACCAAAATACTCATTGATACGGTTCTTATTTGTTCTACTCGTTTTGATTTTTTCACTTTCTTTTTATCCTCCATGCTGCCAACAATAATTGGATCCGGCTTTCGCTTTTCGTTTACATCGAGTTCCTTTTTTTGTCGTAGCGGAACATTGTGAACTCGTGGTTTGAGTTTTAACTGTGGTTGTTTTTTTTGTCTCTGTTTCTTTTGGATCAGTAGATTTAAGTGTGGCCGGATTACATCTTGAACATGGTGTTAAATCACTATTTATTGCCTCCTGAAGAGTGAGTTTGATTGCTGTTTTTTTTAAATAGCTGCAACTGCTTGTGTGATACTTCTTCCCGGTCTTTGTTTTATAAACATCCTGTGCAGATATGGAAAGAGCTAAAATAAAAATGGACGATAAAATTAGTATTATCCTTCTGTTCATCATGGCTGATGACCTATTGTGCCATAACCTGGATTTGTTTTTATCATTGCTTGGTAAAAACGAAAATCTTTTATCTCATCACTGCCTTGATTTGTAACTAAAACTTTTAAGTCACCAAAAAGCACATACCCTTCTTTTAACTTCTCATTCACTTCATTTTCTAGTTCATTGGAATCATAATTCCAAACGACTATGTAATGTTGATCTTTTGCCATCTGCTACCCCTCGTTTTTGTTATTAATTATTTTTACTTCTTGAATTAAATCTAATGTGTTTGCTGAAACATGAGCTGTGGTTATTTGACCGATTCTAGCAGAAAAAGCTTTTATGCACTGTTGAGCTCTCGGTCTTACAGCTAGAATGTATTTCTTAACAGTAAAATCGGAATTGAGTAAAGCTTTTTGATAAGGCTGCAGTTGAGTCTCTGCATGCAGTAAATTAGTGTCTTCTAAAAATTTTAATAAAGTAGGTTTATTTTTTGCCACCTTGCTGCCTCGCCTTTGTTTCTAAATTATTGAAACTATTATTAAAATTCTACTTTGTTTCAAATGGTGCTGTCATTTTTAGGGGTACTGGGAATTCTGTGTATGTTGTGCCATCTGCTTTGCCTTGTTTTTTCTTATAGTGGCGATCATGGCAACCCCAGCAAACATGCTGTTTGGTATCGCCGTCAAAGAAGCCGTTCCATAGGTTTTTATTTTTAGGATTTGGACCGGGATTCTTTTTGCAGTATGCGCATACTTTATTTATTGGTTGATTATGCATTTAGTGCTTTTGGTGATTGGTTTGAGTTAAGTCCCTTATGAATATTGGTATTCACACCAGCTATTAATCCTCTTTGTTTTGCAGCAACCGCTTCATTTTTTGGTTTTACTTTTTCACTTTTGAGATCACTGAATTGTTTTTGTAAATAATCTTTCCGTTCTGCGGATCTATCAACTAGTATTAATCCTTCTGTTTGTTTTAATTCTCGGCCTACTCTATAGAGTTTTCTACAGATACCTTCGTACATACCTTCCATAAATGACTGGCGGTTTCTTAATCTTCCCCGATTGTGATTCCACTCGTATCTAAATTGTTTTATTAAGTAATTGAAGACGTACTTTGCAATTTCAATATCTACTTCTGTACCTACAAAAATTATATTCTTTTTGTAATAATCTTGAGAGGCAAAGGCATTTATGTTAAAAAACTGCTGTACAATTAATGCTGCATATTTAACTTCAATTTGTAAGCGAGATATTTTACCCATTGCGGCTAAGTGTGTTATGGGTTCACGTTCATCTTCGGGATTGATGCTTTCTAAATCGATGTTATATTTATCTGCTAATTTCTTTGCAAGATAGAGTGCGTTTTCAATCTCGGCAGCTGTGCCACCGGTTTTCATTTTAAGTAATTTTTTTATTTTTTCAATTACTTGCACTTCCATTTGTTACTCCTTACTTAAATTGACTTACAGCTTCTTCCATTGCTGCTTTAATTTGAATAAATTTTTCTTCATCACCGCCATGAAGATCCGGATGATATTTCTTAGCAAGCTTGCGATAAGCTGCAGAGATCTCTTCCCGTGATGCATCTTTGTTTAATTCTAATATTTTCCACCATGGCTTGTTTGATTGTCCGGCATTTTGCGGCAAAGCTTTGAACCCGGTAAAAGCTGTTTTAAGATCTGCAACACCCCACCGTTCAATTCCTCTCATAGCGTTGATGTGTGAGGCTATCGCAGCCATATTATCTGCGACTCTATCCCATCGATCGCAAGGCAAACAATGAGGCTCACCATCGAGATCGAAGTATACTGCAACACCTGAGTCTTGCGGCTCTTTAGAGTTAGAATACGGAAGTCCGTCGTTGCGAGTAGGAATGTTTGTTGAAATGATGATTGAATCAGGAGGGACTCTATATGTTTGCCCGACTTTTGTCATTTTGCTAATTTCTTCAAGTAAACGTTTTATTGCTTCGGCAACTGAAAGCTGTTTAATGCCCCAACCTCGATTTTTATCTTTACTACCAAATCTTGCTCGCTGGGGTTTCTCAGTCCTCTTAACGTGTACCGGCCAATGTAATGGATAATTTTCTATTGTTGAAATCATCATTCCTCCTTCAATAAATATTTTTTCTTATCCATACCATCTACCATGAAAGTTATTGTTCGATCTTCACATGTGGCTGGATCAATGCCGCAGTAGATGTTATTTGAATTATTCTTAAATCTTATTCTTGATCCATTTGGGAAAGTTATTGTTGTATAATTAATCATGGTGTATGCATTGATAAGGACTGCAATGACCCAAAGGACTATGAATATGTAACATACTATTGCTGCCATCATTCTTCCTCAAATAAGTTTAGGTTATCGTCGTTCCCTTCGTTCCAACAAGAGTACACCCATCGCTCGCTTCTTTCTAATTTCCGCGCAAGGTCGCGGGCGGTCATTTTGTCTTTCATTTTTTTTGCATATTCGCGGCGCATTGCATTGAACGGTTCTTCAGGGAAGTAGATGACCATCTTGTTAAATTTGTTTTGCAATTGTAGTAGCCCATCAATACCAATGTTCTCAACAATGAGCTGTTGGTCTTCATTGAGATGTTTCTTGTAATCAATCTCTTTAATGAAGCTAAGATCCATTATTATCTTCCGTTTAATAAATAATAAATTGAGTTCCGAACGGCTGTTAACAGCCGTTTAACTGCGGCATAAATTAGTGTAATAGCAACCATTGCCGCGATTATTCCGAAGGTTGCCGAAAAGCTGAATACTATAATTGTAATGATCATTTCGTCATTCATAGATTCTCGATCGCTTTTTTAAGTTTTTGGACATCGGTTTTAAGAATAAAACTGATATGGCTTTTATGAGTAATTCGTAATACAAATTTATTAAATGCGAATTCTGTTTTTTCTCTGGCTAATTCCATCCACATTGCTTCAAGCATCCTCAGTTGTTTTGGAGATGCGTATTTATAGTCCCGGTTTGCATATTCTTCATACTTAACCGGCTTACCTTTGCTCTTGGGCTTCCAACCTATTTCTTTTAGTCTTGAAAGCAGTACTTCAGCTTGTTCGTAATTCAATTCTTTTGATGAGTTAACCGGCTCTCCGGATTGGTTGTTGAACCCGGAGAGTATGGCTTTATAATTTTCATCGGATAACTTAAGCTGAGATTTAGCAACGTGAATTTTTACTATTTGTGATTTATCAATCTGTTTCATTTTTTATCAGCTTTTTTAATTTCACGGAAGTTGAGTTGATAGTAGAATTCATCCTTCTTCTGTTCTACGCTGCAACCGGCTTCGGCAAGTATTTGTTCGTTTATCCGTTTTTCATTAAAGGCATTTATTAGTTCTTGTTTCTTTAGTGATTTATCTACCTTTATGAACTTAAGCCCGGTTAGTTCTTCGATTTTATCTCTTACAACATCCCATGTAAGTTTAGTTTTTTTCTTGAGTGAAAAGTTGCCGTCACGGAAACCAACTACACCAAAACCAAGCTTTATTGATTTAGCCGAGTTGAATGATCGTTTGTGTTCATTGCAAAATTTTTCCACTTCAATTTCTTTCGATTTTATTTGATGCTCTCTCAACTTAATTTTGGGTGAATATTTGTTCTCGACGGCAAGCTTCTCTTTATCTCTTTGAGCTTCCAGTTCGGCAAGTTCTGTTTGTAGTTTTGCTATTTTAAGAAGCTCTTTGTTTACTTCGTCGAAATTGTCCAATGTGGACTTAGGTTTATATTGGCGTGGCATTATTCGTCCTCCTCTGTAATTTCGATCTTATTAAATAGTGGCCCTTGATCAATTGGTTCGCCGGTTACGCGCTGAACCATGCTGTTCATGCTGAGAAGGAATTTTTCTTGAGTTGCTAATTCTTTCATTAATTCCTTTTTGCTCTCAACCAAATCGTTGTATTGATTTACGATTGGTTTTAACTCATCGATTTTACGATCGATTTTTTGCACCTCTGATTTCTTTTCATTGTGCTGCTCGGAATAAGTTCTTAGAAATGTCATTTGCGAGGTGAACATTTCATTTACTTCTACTAGTGCCATAACTACTCCTCTCGTTTGTGTTGTTGATTATTTAAGTAATACCCAATCTTCATTTGGCATTTCGCAATCATCCATTAGCCATGCTTTTGTGTTTGTTACATCTAACCGGGTGGGATATTTTTTGTAGAATTCGCCCAGCTTCTCCAGCTGTATCATAAATCTTACGGGTAAAAGTCCTTCCAGATATATTATTTCAGATAGTTGATTCAAATAATGCAGACCAATGTTTATGCATTTAATGTTGCAATGCGATAACCGTCGGACATCTTCCGGATTAATTAACAGACCATTGCTATAAATAAATATGTTTTTATCAGCAGGGATTCTATCTAAGGTTAAATACAATAATTCCTTTCTTAAAAAAGGTTCTCCACCGGTGATGCACACATTTTTATATTTACTGAAGTCAATTTCGCTGAAACTTTTCTTCACGAATTGTGAGCTGAATTGTTCTTGTTCATTGCAGCAGTAATGACAGCTTAAGTTGCATTCGGTAAATAGTATTAACCTTAATGTGTTTTTCATTATTATGACTCTTTATGATTATCTACAACATTCGTTAAAAAACTTCGGGCTTCAGCCATCACTTCAAAGTGCTGGCCTTCGAAAATTTGAAGTCTGGGTCTGAAGTACTCACCGGTAAGATCATCTACAACAAAAAATTCTCTATATATTTTGATGTTGGTTTTAGGATTATTTTCATCACTACCGTCCTCACAATCTTCAATAAAAAAAGTAAAGCCCTTGTATTGCATACGAGATGTGGTACCAGTCATTCTATAAGTTGCTATTTCGTTATCCATACTAAGCTCCATGAATTCTGTTATAAAGATTTTTGAAATTTACATGCCAGATTTTGTTCGGCTTTCCGGATTTACCTTTTTTTGTAATGTCCGGGAAGCCTGTAACGAGACCGGCTTCGATAAGATTATTTCGTCTGCCGGTTATAATGTTAATTCTCATGCCGGTAGCTTCTTCTATTTCGTTATCTGTCATGCGACCGCCGTGAGTGATCATGGTGCTGAGGATTGTCCATGCATCATCATTAAGTCTTTCGCTACCTTTTATTTTATCCCAAACATCGGCTTTAACGGATGTGCCGGTGCATAACCACTTGGGATAATTTTTATTGCTGCCTGCCGTTTTAGGTTGATCGAAAAGCGGAAGATCTACGGTGTCGCCGAATCTCTCAATTCTTTCAGCCAGTTTTGGGTTTCGTTTTACGGTAAGCATTCTTCCCACCTTTAGTTTTGTGATATTTGTAACTTTTCAATAATTGCTATGTCATCACTTTTTATGTACCACTCGAAATAAAGTATCTCGGAAACGAGCAAGTCATAATTTTTGTTTGATATATCCGGAGCTACTATTGTCTCTCTCAATACTTCCAAGTGCATCTTAACTGCGTTGTATGGATTTTTAGCTGATGGATATTTTGCCAATAAGCAGTCGTTAATTATTGAATAGACTATTTTTTTATTTAGTAACATTTGATTTCTCTCGTAAAGTTTTGAATTCATTAATTAGTTCTGATCTTAGGTCGCTCCATCGGAACCAGACAAATTTGAGTATCAGTTTAGCTGCAATAGTTTTTACAATGTCTGAACCGAATCTTTTTTCAATATCAGTTAACTCATTGAACACTTTGTTGAATGCGGGTGTATAATCGTTTGGGTTACGCATCAATAAGCTCCAACTCACCATCACGCCAGCCGGATTCGTAATCGACTTCACGCGGGGGTTTAATACAAGTTGCTAAGTCACGGATTTGGTTCCAGCTAAACTCGCTGCGGATAATTTTTATTCTTTCTCCAGTAGAACTGGGAATGCTGGTTGATTTGTCAATTTCACTCAAATTCCTAATCACAGTTCCTTTGTGGTTCATGTAGTTAACAAGCAGCACAGCAAACGACAATTTCCACTTTGAACCATCGGGCATAGTGATTATTATAAATTTATACACCACTTTATTCCTCCTTTTATTATTTCTTCTTTCTCGTTTAGATCTACCCGGATAAAGAGTAATAATGCGTCCATTACGAAATATGAATTTTAGATTGTATTCACGGTTAAGCAGCATTTGTCCTTTATCGGTTGTGCTAACCGGCTCGGCATTATTGAATAACATGAAGATGTAATTTCGAGTTTTAGTAAGTCTTGCTTGCTTGTCCGGTATGCTTGCAAGAGCAGGATTAAATCTGTTGATATAACTCTCGCAAGCATGATCGGTTATATATATTTTGTTTTTAGGCATCAGCTTATTATTAAAGTTGTTGCTGCTTCTTCAATTAGATCCTCGGTTATATGACCTTCTTCGCCGGCGACTACTCTGATTGCATCAAGTAAATTACCGAGGTGTCGTGCATTTCGTTTTGAATGGGAATAAATAACTCTCCAGAGTGCATTTACACCGGGGAGGTTTGCTTGGATAATTTCTTGAGCGTCTCTTTCGTTTAGCACACCGACCTCATGAGCTAATCCAACCCGAGAATAAAGCTGCGCAAATTCACCACGTCTGCCACGTAGATTTTTAATAAGTTGAGTGGTTCCGACAAGTAGTACTCCGATCTTTGATAGATCCCAAAGCCTTCTTACTAATTCGAGACACCGTTTTGGAAGATTTTCCGCTTCATCGATGATCAGGATAATATTTGTCTCTTTCAGTCTGTTTTCGGTTTCTTTAAACATGCTGTGGATAGAGCCAAGTCCGGATAGTTTTAATTCAGAGTGAAGTAATTTGAAAAGCTCGCTTGGCGAGATAGTTGGTACGGCTTCAATAAGTATGACACCTGAATATTTTTCAGTAAATTCTTTAACGGCAATTGATTTTCCAGTCCCGGGATCTCCGGTGACAACACATAATTTTTTTTGATCTTTTGCATATTTAGCCACTTTAAATAGTTCACGCATTGTTTGAGTTGTAACAATCTGCTGTGTCTTTATCGAAGTTGTTAATCGGTTCTTTTCCTCATCAATATATTTTTGTAGCTTTGCAGCAAGGGGAGTTTCGTCACCCGAATATTTGTTGGCTGCAAAGAGTGATATGGTGCTAGCTGAATATGCGCCGGCTAATGAAGCACTGATTTTCTTAAAAGAAGTTCCGGTGAGTTTTCTGTAGTTGTTTAATTCAATTCTTACTTTTTCAATATAATTTTCCATGCTGCGTTCCTCTCGTTTGTAATGTAGTGTGGAATCAAGCAGTCGGGTAGCTGCGAACTATCCGGCTGCACTTTATAAACTTACTTTGTAATCAACCTCCGCTAAAGCTTTGTTCCTATATATTTTGCTGTCATGCAGCAAATACATATATCTTGGATGCGAACTAACCAAGACGACCGGTTGTTGATATTTATCATTAAGCTCAAGTAAAAAATCCAGACCGCTTGGTGAAACCATTTCAGCGGAATCAACTATAATTGCTCTCTGATTCTTATCTTGTGCGGTCATAAACTTTACAATCTTTGTTTCAACTCTTTCGCTGCTGTGCATGCCAAGATCTTTCCCAAAAGCCATAACCATGTTAGTTTTTCGGGAACACTTTAGTCCGCTAATTAAGAATTCATCTCCTAATTTTGCGAGAAGACTCTTTTTCTCATCTTCTTCCAAATTATAAATAGCACAGATGCCCCGGTGCCGTTTAATTCGCTCAATTGTATCCAAAGCGAACTGCTGTTTTTTGATTGCTGCCATCATGCCTCCTTAACGTTTCTGAAGAATATGTTTTCCGATTTTTCTTTTACTTCAATGTCGTCCATTTTATTTAAGAAACTAATGCGTTTTTTGCTTGCTTTACTCTCTTCCTTTGATACTTCTCTTTTATAAACATCAGCTTGATCTAATTTGATAATATTTGCTTGTGCAAGATGCCGTTGTGATTCCGGCAGCACTTCTGTTTTTAAGAATTGTTTTGCTTCGCTGATTACCGTCTTTTTAAGTTGACCTTTCATTTCCAAAGCGGCGTTAAGTTTTATTACATCTTCCGCTGTTCCTAAGATACCGGCAGCGGGATTTACTTTATCGGTTCTTGTTGCTTCGCATATAAATTTACCATCCTCGTCATAAACGTAAATAGTATCGTTTTCAATAAGGTCATACTTGATGACAGCATTTATAGACTCAAGCCCGAAGAGTTCTTCATTCCAGTAGTATTTCCCTAAAAATTTAATTCCATTACGATAAATTGTTTTGACTTCTTCACTCATCATGAGGAACGTTAATTCTTTTTTGTTTATTCCATCACCTTTACCATCGAGAAATACCTGGCTTGGAGTTAATCCTTTAAGGTGACCGTCTTGTTGTTCACGTTTTGCATATTCGTCAAACCACCAAGCAACGGCTCGGTGTGCAGTTGCTAAATCGAAAGTTGTATTTTGATGTAAACGTTCATGCAAACTCCTATGGACTCTCTCGCCTCTGTTCATTCTTGGCGGTTGCATTTCGATTGAAGTACCTACATAAGTAGGGAGCATTCTTTCTAGCTCGCTAAATGATCTAAAGAATCTCTCAATAGTTTTGGATTGCCCGTGATACGGCCATGCCGTGATTAGCTTTGCTCCGATGCGTTCAAAAATTCCATTGAAGCCCACAGTTCTGAAATCGACACCCTTGAAGAATCTAGCACCGAATGCTCGACCGTTATCGAGATAAATTACTTTTGGGTATTTACCCAACCTCATAATTGCTCTTCGTAAAGCTACAGCAATGGACATCACGTTCTCAGTAGGTGAGATCTCCCAACCAAGAGGATAACTACTTTTCATATCCAAAAACAGAATCATCATCATCCTTTTGGGTTTACCGGTAAATGGATTTATTACTTCAAAATTGAGTACGTGCCCGTCAGCGACTAGAATATCACCCACTTCAATCATATCATAATCACGTTCAATATAAGGAAGACATTTATCGTTTAATCCTTTTTCGCCTTCGCGGTAGAATACCCAATATGCATAGTTCTTGATTTTCCAATCTTCAATATACCTTCGGTAGGTTGCAGTGCTTTTTATATTCTCATAATTTTTCATTACAAAAATATCTTTTGCTTTTCGTATTACTTCGGATATTAAAGGATTGTTAGGGTTGAGTGCGAGTTTAATCAGTATTTCGGATTGTTCTTTCGGAATACTGAATCCTGAAGGCGATGTATAACCAGGAGCTAGCGACCGGTAATCTTTATCTGATTCAAGAAAAGTTTTTTTCCATCGTTCAAGAGTTCTATAACTAACTTCACCTAAAATTTGATAAAGATTTGGGAGAGCATTCAGATTGTATGTTTCAACAAACTGTTTCTTGGCTTTAACCACAGATTTTTTAGAGTCTTCTGCAGTTTTAATATATAGCTTGACAAGATCAGTTCTCGCTAAAGCGACTTTTAATTTATCGCCGGTTAATTCGTCATTAATCGGAGTTTTATCTTTAGTTATTATCTCCGTTTTCTCGCTTACCTGAAGCGATTGAATTTTTTCATTCGATAGTTCTTCTCCCCAATATTTTATTTTTACTTTTGTTGGTATTAGAGAATCATTAATATGGATATGATTCTTGCTGTTGATCTTTTTTACCTGAGCGTACTTTCCTCTTCGCAGTCTTGTCCAAATTGCATTGTATTCTTTCTCAATGTTATCAGGACTTGTTAGTGCTGCCAATTCTTTAAGAGAAAGCCACCCGTCTTTTTCTAACTGTTTTTCCATAATTACACCAGGTTATTTTTTATTGCAAATTGAATACGTTGGGCTTTGTTGCCGATACCGGTTTTTGCTTTAATATTTGCAAAGTGGTTGTTTACAGTGTTTACACTAATCGATAATTTATCAGCAATGTCTTTTGCAGACAGACCATTAGCTTCCCATCTAATCATCTCAATTTCTCTTTTAGTTAATAGCATAAGTTTATCTTCATCAATATGATTACTCTTCACTTCCTGGCTTATATATGGTTGCGGTGGATTGATCTTATCATGATGTTTCGTCAACATAACGTAATTCATTAGCTTTTCATTCATTAATTTTTCGTTACGCAAGCTTTGAATCTCAAATTGCTGTTTTTCTTTATCTCTTTTGACATTCAAAAAATGTATAAATCCAACCGTTACAAGCACAGCCAAACATGCCAGTATTAGAACTAACATCAGAACATCAATACCTATTGTTGTCGATGATAACATATCACACCTTTTGTAAATAATATATTTTGAGTTACAACAAGGATAGCATGTAAATTATATGCGAAGAATAGAGTTACGGATGCAAATCCGAATACGACGACATTATTCAATGAATAAATTAGTATCCCCAAGATTATATAGTAATACCAAGAATATTTTCTCTCGCTCACTAGGATGTTAACCTTAGCTACAGTCTTAAAACCCAACAATGAAAAAGCGAGGCAATTAATTACAATCATTTCGTATGGAGGATTATTAATCTCACCGAAGAGAATATCAATTAAAATAGGAACGGTAATCAAAGCAAATATTTTTGTTAGAGTGAGTGCTTTATTCCCTTGTAGAAGAATTAATAAAAACCCTCCAAGTAGGAGCATTTCGACAACAACATAAACACGAACAATATTGACATTTGTTGTGCCGGCTAAGCTTAGTGCCGATATGGTAGTTTGGAAAAAGAAAGCGACTGAAAAATAGAGCACGAACAACCAATAACTATATTCGTGTTTTTTTCTTTTCCTATTCAGTTGAAAGTAGACAATGCTTGCTGCCGGCAACATCATCGATAACGCTCCTACATATTGAAGTATTATAGCCATAAAATAATCAGCAAAAAGGTGGACATAACATTGAAACTTCCAACGTGTAATTACCGTTGGTAACAGTTAGTACATCGCCTCGCATTTCTATATACGTAGTTGATGCCCCTCCGGCGGACAGAAGTTCCTTAACTTTCTCTTTGGAAAACATATGATATACATCACTGTCATTTACTCCAAATTTGGTTAACAATGATTTTCGGTTATCTCCGAGTATGTTCATTTGAGAATTCTCAACTCGGAACATCACTTGCTGCTCTGTTAACCTTATCCTTGAGCTGAGTTCTGATGTAGAGATCTCAACAGATTGAGTAACTTTGCCGAAGAGCTGGTTTGCTTTTTCAGCGGTGAAAATCTCTCCCTGCGCAAATAATGAAGAGCTTGTGAGTGTTAATAACAAGATGAGTGATTTCATAAGTACCTCCTTTTATAGTTATTGCTGACTAGTGATTTACTACTTTGGTTATTTATCACTATGTCATGTTGACAATTAATCATTTTTAACTATTTACTAAACTTTTGGATTGTGTTATATTGTTATCTATGTATAAAGTGGAAGTATTTACATTAAAGGCATTTTTATAAAGCTCTAAACAAGCTTTGTAAATTTTTTTTGTTGTTTCAGGACTGCCTTGGGATTTTTTAAATGCTTTGTAAATGGTTGATCTATTAAGCCCTGTTTCAATGGCAATGAGATTAAAGTTGAGGGTCTCTTCGCTAATCTCAATGTCATAGACTCTGTAATAAGCTTTCTTCTTATTCTTCATAACTTTTAAGAAGCGGTATATTTTGTTTATTTGATCAGCCATTAGTTTTTGTTTTGATTGTCAACATTTGTTGCCAAAGTTAGCGATTTCACTAATACTTGTCAAGAAAAAAAATAAGCTTATTCACTAATTAAAATAGCAGAGAATAACTATGGGATTCGGGAAAAAGTTAAAGCAGCTCGGAAAGCAGAAATTTGGAACTCTAAAACGATTTGCCGAAGCATGGGAAATCCACGAGCCATCATTGCAAAAGTATATTAATGAAGAGCAGGAACCCGGTAGAGCAAAACTGGCAAAGCTGATACCGTTGGGATTTGACCTTAATTATTTGCTTGATGATAATGCAACCCTCAATGGACATTCTACGCTAAGAGAAAAATCAATTGATTATCATGCTAACACAATTGAGTCTCTACATTCTTTATGTATCAAAATGGAAGAGTTATATTACATATTAACTTCCTATCATGATTTTGAGAATCCAACTAAGCATAACAAAGAGCTAGTCCTTTTGTTACGTTGGATGGAAAGAATTTGTGAAACGAGTTTGGAAATGATCCGGAATTCAATTGAATCAGAGGATGATTCGTTTATAAACATCAATGATAAAAAAATGCTTGAAGAAGTTATCTCCCAGCATAAGAATTTACTCTCAAGATTAAAAAATACTAATACTGAGATTGAATTGTCGATAAACTATAAAAGGAGTGGTTCTGAAACGGCAGGATAATGCAAAAGATTGTTTGAAGAGGTTTTATCAACTCACACCCCAAATCTTGACTGCATTATCAAAACCTACCCACTCACCATTCTTCCCTAAACCCCGGTTTGCCATTTCCAATTTAGCTAGAAGATTCAAGTCTAATTCTCCCTTAGCAGCCTTGAGCATGAAATCATGATTACTTAAAGAAAATGGATTATCTTCGGCATTAAAATATGTACGGTGTGTTGCTGTGGCTAAATCACGTTTTGAAACATTTTTAATCTTTTCACTCTCCAGCTGATCTATTCGTTTTAGTGCAAACTCAAGCGAGTCATCAAGATTATCTTTCTTGTGCGTAAAAAGTAGTTCCTCATCTTTGCTTATGCCTGTAAAATACTTTGAAATATTGTTCTTGATGGTTGAATGAATATGAATTTTGTAACCTCTGTAATTGTAACGTTTTGTCTCTGATGCCATGATATTATTCCTTCCGATTTTATTTAAAGTTTTTTGTTGTTGTAATAATAATCTATTCCATACCTCGATATTACAAGCAAACCTCTGTAAACTGAATCCGCATTTTCATCGCCATAATCTTCATGAATTGCCATATAGATGTCTTCTAATTCAACGCCATTTTCCAACATGTTTTTATAATCTTCAATCCTACCTCCTATTGTAGCCCATCCTTCGGTTTTCAATTCGTTGCGGGTATAATCAAGTCTGAAGTTTGGCGGTACCGTTACCGTTCTATTGTGGGAGGGTACGTAATATTTTTTCATGCTATGCCCCTTGTGTTAATTGTTTCGTTAGCAATGTGCAGTCCATTTCTGAGGAAGTCAAGGGGAAATTAGCGTATTCGCTAATTTATTACCGGGTTAGTTCATCACCAAACATTTTAGCTGTTTCTTTTTTACGCAGATGCCATTTAATCTGATCCCAATCTTCTCTACGCGGCTTGCAGTTTTTAAGATGAGAAGTGTGGATCTCCGGGTTAAACTCATCATCTTCCGGAGGGACGCCGTTTATAAATTCAACCGGCAGCCAGCTTCCCGATTTAGTTGGGAGTATCTTAAATCTAGTTTTACAATGTTTGCACGGGTAACTGCCGTAACAGCGGATGACGCCTTTCATTTATTATTTACTATTGTCTATTGACTATTTTTTTTGTTAAACGATTTTTATTTGGGTGATGCGAAACTTTTTGAATATTTCTTTTGCTTCTTTGTTGTATCTCAAGAAACCGTTATAAGCAACTTCGCCATCAATCTTAAAAATATAACGAGTGCGATTGTCTCTAGTTCTTTCTTCATCGATAGTAACATTTGCAAACGGCTGCGGAAGATACCAGCAGCCCGCTTTTGAACTCCATAAAAAACCGAATGTGCCGGGATAAAATTCGCCGGTATCGGATGGATTAAATAAGTTTTGTTGTGCCATTTATTTCCCCGAGATATGGTTTAAAATTCTTTTTTCAATTGAATTAAAATCTTCATTAGCCAGATTAAACGGGTTACGCTGTGGGAATTTTACCGAGTGTGCCCGGAAAGAATATCCTTGCGTAATTCCCCGTTCTTCGAATGCTTTAAGTTTTTTGAAGCGACCGCTTTTATTTTTACTTCTTTTAAATGTTTCGCTGCGTGCAGGAAAGTTGACTGTTAATCCGAGAACATGAGTTGCCATGTAGCGTGCCGTAGCCGGCGGAAGATAAACCGCCGCATAGTTATTGCTAAAAATATTATTCATGGATCTTATTGCTGCACCTGTTTCTTGAAGTATTCTCTTTCCTTTTTTCCTTTTCCTATAAGCAGGCGATAGAGCGGCGAATGGTTGACCCGGGAGTGATTCTTCTTTTCTCCAGTTTCTTCCCACAGCGGACTGCATGTCACCGGCAATAACTTTATACAGATCTTCTTTGTTCTTAATTCGATTAAAGATAGATAGTACTACGGGATCCCAAGTTGACATAAATGCAATGCTCTGTTTTTAGTTATGAACGTTGAATTCTCATTTGTTGTTTGAATACTCTAAAGAGATCTCGATCGTATTCTTTTTTATTGGGAGTGAATACTGATTTACCCGGATTATAACGCCAGCTTTCAGGTATTAAGGATAGTGCAAGCTCTTTATAGTTGTTGCCGTCGCTTACTTTCAATCCCTCGCTATCCAATTCCTCTTTAGTAAGAGCGCGAGTATAGCAGCCGCAATTGAACCAATTTGGCGGGTATATTATATCCCAGATAGGATCATTAATGTGAAAGACCAGATCGGCAAAGTGTGAGTGATCGTGGTTAAACCCTTCTCTTTCTATTTGTTTGTATTGCAAGTAAGGACGGCTTTCTTTATTAGCAATTTGAGACAAATATCTATTAGCATTATACCCGACGTTCGCATTTGTATTATAAATAGTTTTTAATCTATGAGGTGATCCAAGCTGGACAAGTCTTTCCGGATCGCCAAGCGCAAGGCGATCTTCTTCTGATAGGTCGTAATAACCGGGGACATCTTGTATTCTTTGTTTACCCCACCAACCTTCGGTTTTTAAGTAGCCTTCAAGTCTACGCTGAAATTCTACAAACGTTAAACCTTTTTTTTGAGACTCAATCCATCTGTCTCTGATTGTTTGGAGAAGATCTAGCTTAAGAATTTTTGCGACGGTAAATGAACGCGAGTGTGCATCCTGCCAAACATCTTCCCAGTTCCACGAGATTTCGTAACCTTTGGATTCATACCAATTGATGATTTCTATCGGTTCGAGACCGAGTAAGTAGTTTAGGTTAGGTGTTGGCATTATTCATAAACCTCATAACAATATCTAAATCCTTGAAACCCTTTCATTGGAATTGGCTCTCTTAATTTTGTTACAGGAGCTGCCACTTGAACCCAAATCTTTCCGGATTTATATTCACCGGTATAGCATTTAATATTTCCTAAGTCTTCATAGCCGATGATGTTCGCTCTGAATCTTATCGCCCCATCAAACAATAAATAGAAATAAAGTATGTCGTACTTTGGTTTACCAGGAAGATTAAATACCCAGTGATAATCCTCAATCTCATTCATCTTTAGAAAGGTGCGTTCCCATTCTTTGAGTCCCTTAGGTAAACGATTGATCCATTCATGAGGCATTGTTTTAATAATACCTACTGGCTGCTCGTTAAACTGCATTTAATCTTCTCCTTGCAATTCTGCAGTACTGAGAACTTATATCGCAACCGAGGAAATTTCTGTTAAGCAGTTTCGCTTGTTTAAGAGTTGTTCCACTTCCGGACATCGGATCAAAAACGAGATCTCCTTGATTAGTCCAGCTAAGGATGTGATCTCTTGCTAGATCCTCCGGAAAGATTGCTGGATGTTCAAATGCAATTTTATCTTTACTTGTATGCATATACCCAACACGATAAAACCAAATATTACTTTTGATTTTTTCTTCTTGAATCCGGTTTATCTTTTTACGAGAAATTGATCCGTCTTTTTGCCTGAAGCCTACATTGTTTGTGCTACCTGCATATTTGCATGGCTCAATGATAGGATTAAATTTTACCGGCAAACCTTTTGAGAAAACAAACATATATTCAAATGCTTGCGCATATCTTTTATGAATGATCTGTTGAGGCATGGGATTCTGTTTCGCATAAATCATTGTCTCAAGATTGAAACCACACACTTCAACAAAATAGATCGCCTGTTTAAAACTCGTTAATGATTCTGATCCCTTTTTTGTTTGATCATTAACAACCCAAACAATAACTCCTCCGGGTTTTGTAATTCTGAAAAGCTGATGAGCAATATCTTCGAATTGAAAATTATAACCCTTGTAATCTCTTAGATTATCATAAGGAGGAGATGTTACGGTAAGATCAACAAGTTCATCGGGCAGCTTCTTCATAAAAACCGAAGCTTCCGAGCAATAAATTTTGTTGACACTAATATTCATTATCAGTATTGTACCAAGTAATATTTTAATAAAATTTACCATCGGGATTTTAGCCAGTTTGGGGTCGGATAATTGTTAATTAATCATTGTTTAATTGCTCATCAACTCTTGCTTGAATGCCGTTTATAAAAATTAATTTTGCCAAAGTTTGTTGAATATCTTTATCGTTCATATCCGGAAAAATTTTAACAAGACTTTTCTTTAACACACTTTCGTCTTTACCTTCTTTAATCAGTTTAATAACCGGAGCAAGTAACTTTTCCATTTGAGACTGAAGCAAAGTATCTTTTAATCCATCGGCTTTTACTTTGTTTACTCCTTCACCTTCGGCGAACTCAACAGGCGAAAAGTTTTTATTATCAAACGGATTTTGATTTCCGGTTGTTTCAACTACTTCAAATTCATCATCTTGCAGATTATAATTACGTTTATAATATGGTCGAGTGAATTTCACTCCTTGAGTTTTAAGACTGGCATCGCGTTCAGCTAAATCCTTTTTGACATCGCTCTCTTCATAAGCTCTGTACTGCGGATATTTAGCCGTGCCAAGATTAAGGTCAACAACGGAAATAAATATTTCATCAAATAATTCTTCGGTAAGATTTCTGTCGTCGAACGAAAGATCATTCTCAAATTCAGAACCGGCATCGGCTGAAGAGTAACCGCCTTTTTCATGCTGCTGCATTGAGAGAGAATTCAATAAGATAGCTTTCTGAATAGCTTTATCTTGTGCATTAATAAAATCTTTATAAATATTCGAACTGGATTGAGAAGATCCTTCGCCAAGAATATCAACGGAAGAATCATCGGGTATAACCGCAACTGCATCATGAACCATAGCCGCTAATTTATTGAGTAGATCGTTAGTTGAAGTTTCACCGGCTCCTCTCGGTTGTTTGCCGACTAAGTAAGGCATTGCATATTTTTCAACAAAGGTCATATAGAATCTAAGTCCACCTCGCTTGAATGCAACCGGCCAGAAACATCTGCTTAAAGCTTTATCGCCGTATGGATTTTCATAAGTAGGATTATTTTGTAAAACAATAAACCTATGTATCATCATCGGGTGAGCTCCGGGACCGGTGATGTGAACTTCGTTTGCTATGGTTTCCGGTTTATATATAAGATGATTGCTCTCGTTGAAGTAAAACCATTCGCGGGGCTTCTCTTGTATCTTAACCGGCAGCCAATACTTACCTATCTTGTCCCACACAATTTCAAAAACGGAATAACCCCAGTAGATTGGATTGAGAGATTGACTAACTAAATCTTTTGCACGGGTTTTAGGGAATTTAATATTGTTCTTCGATTGTAAATTTTTCAAAGCAAGTTCGCAAAGTTCAACTTCTTTGTCGGTCGCTTCATCGCCTTGCTCAATGCGCCAGTCCAAAGATTTAACACCCATGTTCCTTCTCGCAATTGCTGCGGATACTTCTTCGTCTGCTAGTAAATCTTTGTATATGATTGCCGTTTGTCCGAGCTTGCGAAGAACCGGATCGGGATCCGGGAGCATACCGATTAAACCCCAATACCCGCCGTTGTAAATAGAACGAACGGCTATTTCTTCGGCAAGTTTTAGGTCTTCAAATTTTTTGAACTCGTTATCGTTAATCCAAATTCCGTTTGTCATTTTTTATTTCCTTCAAATAATTTATATGGTAGAGACACAGCAATGCTGTGTCTCTACGAATAATTACCAATAACCATTAAGTATTGATGTGCTTTCTCGTTTACCGCCGGATGCGATGATAACGGGACCGGCATTGCTCTTACGCGCATGTCTGTTTAATGCGAATGCAAAAAATCTATCGGCATGACCGTGTTCGGTTTCGGTAGCTTCATAACGAACGTTACCGGCTGCGGTAACAACTGCTTTAACCGAATAGAAATCATCTCTTATTTTTTTATCTCTCGGTATCAATACTCTTCCGTTTTCAACTTGCACGTAAGCGTGAGTTGCAAGTTCTTCTTTAATTGCGTTTGTAAAAGTGACCGGTTCAACTTTAAATTTTCCGAAATCTTCTTGTGCTTCTTCGGCTATTTGCATACCAAGACCGGATGAATCTATACAGCATCTTCTTAAATTCGGGTGAGATAAAATTTCGTATAAAATTTTCTTTTGATCACGGAATGAAAAATTCTGCATCTCGATAACTTGACGTGTATAATCAAGTTCGCCGATTGATTCGGTTACCCAAATAACCGAGAAGTGTTTTCTCCTAGCAACGTCGAAGCCTGCGTATAAATTGCCGGTTGTTTCTTCAAGTGGTCTAAGAATATCATCTCGCATTACATCGTTGATCATTGCGAAGCTTAATAAATGTGAAGATGAAGATGAACGTGGGATGCAATAATACTCTTCCATTATTGCTTCTTGGGTCATTCCGGAGAAGGAATCTTTTTTGAAATATTCTATTTCTTCTTCAGTTGCCGGTCTATTTAGCTTTTTGACTTTCTCTACTAAACCTTGAGCGATTGCATCATCGAGAGTCGTTTTATGGAGAGACCAATTCTCCATATCGCCATCTTTACCTTTATTAATTTCTTTAATGAGCTGATTGAAATAGGACTCTTCGCCGTTGTGAGTAGAGATGATTCTAAGTTCAGCACCCCACATTGTTGAAGGTTTAGCAGCCTGAAAAAGTTTCTCTGCTTGTTCGTGATGAGCAAATTCGTCAAGGATAACACGACCGCCTTTGGATCTAAACTTAGTCGGGTTACTTGAGATAACATTTATCTCGCTCCCGGATGCATACTTAACGGTGTGGACTTTCACATCACGATCTTTATCTATAATGCGCTCACCCATATCCTCGGCAATTGCACCGATAATTTCGTTCCACATTTTAACGTAGTCCATAAACTCTTCAGCAGCTGTTAAGTCTGCCGAAGAGAACCAAACTTCTTTTACTCTACCGGCAGCCGCATCTAATGCATTGTCGAAAGATTCAACATAGGTCATACCGATACGTCGTGACTTTTCTACTAATTTGAAACGGGATTTATCATTTAAATACCTCGCCTGGTAGGGCATGAAATACTTTTTGATAATTTGTTTAATTGCTTTCTCTTCGATATGTTGATTTGTCTCTGCCATTAATAGTTTTTTATAATTAATTCTTTGTAAATGTTGTTGACAATATTTTTTCGATTGATACCGTTAACCCTTTCAATCGGTTGTATGTTGAACTGCTTAAAGAGCTTTCTATTTTTCGGATGATCATCGAGAGTCAGCAGGAATCGTGCTTTTAGATTTTTTAATCTTTCTAAAAAATCTTCATAGTCCATACGTCCGGCTTTGTATTGATGACCTTGACGATAAGGTGGATCCAGGAAAAAGAAATTTTTCTCGAGATCATAAAATTCAAGGATCTCTCTATAATCTCGATTCTCCAGAGTAACTCGGTCTAATCTGTCAGAAACATGCTGTACATGCCTAAGCATGTTATTAAGAGATTTAGCCGGATTAGATTTTGCTGATCTCCCGAAATGATCCCCTTGCGAACCGAATGATCTTTTTATTAAATAAAAAAATCTTGCAGCCTGTTGAATATCCGTTAATCCCTTTTGTTCTCTGATCTCTTCAAAAAGTGATCTGCTGTGAATCATAAACTCAAGTTCTTTCTTCATTTCGGCAGGATGATATTTCACTACAAGAAATAAATTAGTGAGTCTGCTGTCTATGTCGTTATAAACTTCAACATCAGCCCATTTTTCTTTATAGAATAAAATCCAACCGGCTCCACCGAATACTTCTATGTATCCATTGATGTCGCTTGGGATTTGGTCTGAGATTATTTGTCTCAGTTGTTTCTTACCGCCAATCCATGAAATTAGACTATCCATTTGGTACTCCTTAATTAGTGTATTCGCTAATTTAATAAACATAAATACCATCGGATTTTTAGCCTAAATTTTATTAAAAATGATCAAACCGGTAAATTTGAGCCCGGGTACCCTTCAAAATGCCGTTTAATTTCGATTAAACAGCGATTAAAAACGACGATCTCTCGTGAATGGTAGGTTTCTACCCTAGAAATCGGTACAGGCGATTTATGAGCGAAATTTGCGAAGTCGCTAATCTTCGGAATCATCCTCATCCTCATCTATTTTTACACCGAGTTTTTCTTCGATTAGCTTTTTGGTTCGATCGGAAATTCCTTTATGCTCATCCTTTTTGTCTGGAGTCATTCTCGCTTGAACTAAAGGAGACGAAATAATTTTTTCATGGAGTGTATAGGTCCTCAACGCAGATAACGAAGTCTTTGGGTTAATATCCGCCTCTAGTTTATTGAGAGCAGTACGCAAAATTTCATAAGCTTGATCCTCGATAAGTTTACCTCGGTCAACAAATTCTTCTCGAAGCTTATCCCAATTCTCAACAGCTCTCCAGTTGTAAACAGTTTTACGGTTAACCTTTGATGGGAGCAATCGTACAATCGTGTCAACAGAGAATCCATATTTCACATAATAGTCCCTGGCAAGGTTTCGAACATCGGCAGCTTTCATTATTACTCCAGGTCTAAGTCATCAAAATTATATCGTGCTTGAATAGAGTCGATTGATTTAGAAATTGCTTTAGCTTCTCTTTGAAGCTGAATCAATTCCACCATATTGTCTTTTGCCAGCTCTAAATTTTTATTCATAAAATCTTCACCGATTAATGTGTCAACTTCACGATATACCTCACCTAATAGTTGACCGGCTTTTAGGTGGATTTTTTTTAACCTATTCTTTTTTGTTACAAGCTGACCAATAGCTCGATCTCTTTCGTATGCAGTATTATCCATTTTTAAACTCCTTGCTAATTTTATTACGCATATCTATCAGAGCGCCAAGAATAGCTTCTTGATTTTGAACGTTTTTATCATGAAGGTTAAATTGGCGTTCAATAAAGCTGTGGTAATTTTTGAAATGCTCTGAGCTTTGTACTTCTTGCCTGCGGATTAATTCATCATAACGATTAGCTACCTCCCTCATAAGAGAACGATTTTCTTTACCGTTTTCTTCAATAGTTTTATTATGCGTAGCTGCAACCTCTCGTATTGTTCTCTCATACTTAGCCGTGTATGCTTCGAGCGTTTGCGCGTTCAATGAATTGATTGTTGCAAGATTTTCTCTTTGCTGCTTAGTGAAGTACTTGGCAGTTATAATCCAGATGATAAAGATTATAAAAGCCGTTCCCATTTTTTCAAATCCCTCATCCAGATTCCATCCTGAAAGTGACTGTATCAGCCCCGGGATGTATGCCGTGAAAAGGAATAACCAAAAAGCTGAGATATACTGCATTCGACTTGACCCCTTGAATTATAGAAAAATTTGATAGACAAGGTAATCAAGGAACATGCATTTCTCTTTTGAAGTGGTTCAGTGAAGTAGTTCAATAGATAAGATACGAGTGGGACTTTAGATTTGACTCACAAATATACGCAACGCCGGTTGAGTTGACAAATTAATTTTTCCGGTGCACTAAACGAGAGGAGAAAATGAAAAAGAAAATCAAACTGCCTGCACTTATAACCGGTAAATTCAAAGACAAGAGCGGAAAGCTTGTTGATGTGACAAAAGATTTTATGTCTAAAGTTAAATCAGCAACTGAAAAATTTCAATACCCGGGCGGACTAATTCCCATTGTGAAAGGTCATCCGAAAGAAGAGGATCCCGCTTACGGACATGTTAAGAATACTGCTCTACAGTTTGACGATAAAGGTCAGCTCTATGCATTTGCAGATGTTGATGATTTAGATCCGGATTTTTATGAAGATGTAAAAAAGAAAAAGTATAACAAAGTATCAGTGGCAATTCGTAAAGACGGAAGCATTCGTCACTTCGGAACATTCGGAGCACACCCAACAGCTATACCTCTCGATCCAATATCATTCGCTGAAGAAGACGATATGGTATTTCAATTCGGTGAATGTAACGTAACCGAAACCGATACCGAAATAATATTTGGTGCAGCTGATAATCTTGAAATCAGCGACTGGCCGTTTAGAAATTTACGCCAGCTATTACGAAGACTTAAAAATTGGTTGGTAGAATCCGAAGGAGCTGAAGAAGCCGAAAAGATTCTTCCCGAATGGGATCTAGATTCAATTGGAGAGCCGCCGAGAATTTTTGAAAAAGTATCAACCGAAAAATCTTTTAGTGAATCAATAAACGAGGAAGACATGAAATTATCTCCGGAAGTACAAGCACAGTTAGATGCTGCAAATGAAAAGATCGAGAAATTAACCGGTCAACTTACCGCAGCAACAACCCAGCTCTCAGCAAGTGAAAGAGAGAAAAAATTTAATTCAGCTTTGGCTTTTTGCGAAAGCGACGAAATGAAAAATAAAATCCCACCGGCTCTGGGTACAAATAGAGTTGCTAATCTATTAGTAGAATTAGAAGGAGTTGGTGAGATTGAATTTTCCGAAGGCGAAGAAACAATAAAAGAAAACGCTGCCGATACATTAAGATCAATTCTGAAACAATTGCCTGAATTTGAATTTGCTGAAATGGCAAACAACGGTAGCAAAGACGACGGTAGAAGCGATGCCGCGAAGCTCGGCGAACAGATAGCTTCTTACGTCAATTAAAAAGTTTAATCAATCATTTAACTATAGGTGTAAAAAATGGATTTAGTAACTAGTTCAAGCCAAAGCCCATTAAATTTATTCGCCCATGATTTCCCAAGAGTAACCGTTCCGGTTACAATTAAATCGGGAGCCGGTGAAGTTGCAGTCGGTACGGTACTCGGCAAAGTCACAGCCAGCGGCGAATATGCCCCATACGATGGTGATGCCAACGACGGAACGGAAACTGCAAAATTGATTTTGAAGGATGCCGTCGATGCAACATCAGAAGCAGTATTAACAAACGCATACGTTACCGGTGTATTCAACGCAAATGCTTTAACCGGTTTAGATGCAGCAGCACGTGTCGATTTTGAAGGCACTCCAATCATCTTAAAAGATGATGTAGTAGAATAAAAAAGTTTATCAATTCATAATTAGCGGAGAATACAATGTCTTTCAGTATCCCAACATTTGGTTACATAACGTTGACCGAGTCGGTCAATAAGATGATCCGCCCGAAAAGGTTTTTAACAAACTTGTTATTCGGCAGATCAAAAGAGCATGCAACAACTAAGGTGCAGGTTGACATAGTTGTCGGCAAGCGCAGAATAGCTCCATTCGTAAGACGTGGTAAAGAAGCCGTTCATATCGGCGATCTTGGTCAACAAACACAAATTTTCGAGCCACCAAACATTCGTATGAAAAAGGATTTGGATGCCGAGCAGCTCTTGTTTACAAGAGGGGCCGGAATGCCGATCTACGTGCCGGGCGGTTCCGGAGATATGATTCAGCAAGGAAGAATGAAAAAAATTGCCGAAGAGCAAGCAGATTTAAGAGATATGGTCGACAGAACAATTGAATACCTGTGCGCCAAGGCGTTAACCGGTTCTTACTCAATAACCGGTTCTGACGGTGTATTCGCAATTGATTTCTCAATGCCTGCGGCTAACAAACCGGTTTTAGCGGGAACGGCGAAGTGGGATCAAGCAGACACAGCAACTCCGCTGGCAAATATAAGAGCGTGGAAACTCGCTGCAAGAAAGGCAAGCGGTAAGATTCCTACAGTTGCAATAATGACAACCGGAACATGGGAAAAGTTTTTGAAAACCGCAGAAGTCAAAACTTATCTCGATAAGCTGAACATCGATCTCGGCAAAATTATAACACCGGTTGAACTGCTTGACATGGGTGCAACTAAAGTAGCCGAAATAGAAAATGTAACATATTACACTTACGACGAGTATTTCACTAACTCAAGCGGTGATCTTGAATCTATGGTGCCGGATGGTAAAGTAATGTTAGCATCACCTAGCGCAGATCACAGATTACACTACGCCGCAATTGAAGATCTGAAGTCTGGAACGGTGATGGGCAAGTATTTCAGTAAAGATTGGATCACCGAAGATCCTTCGGTTTACTGGCTGCTTGTAGAAACTCATCCTTTGCCGGTGACACACGAACCTGAAGCAAATATTTACGCTTCGGTTTATTAATAAGAACACAATACCAGTGATAGGTTAACGTGATATAGTGCACTGCTCCCGGGACGCCGGGAGCAAATATTTAACTACAAACTAATAGGTACTAAAATGAAAATGAAATTAATGATTATAGCGTTATTGTTCGCTGCACTATTTGTTCTGTTTACACCGGTGCAAGGACAAACATGGAATACGGCGTTTGCAAAAGTAACATCTCAGGATAATACCGAAGTCCGCTATTCCGGTACTGCAACAATAATCGGAACGGGTTCAGCATCGTCAACGAGCTTCGATCTTATCGGCACCGATAGAATCTTTGAATCTTTTCTCGATACGGAAATGATCAATGATACCGGAGCGGTTACCGTTAAGCTGCAATACCAAAAAGCATCCAGCGATTGGAAAGATATGACAACAGTCTTTACGATAGCGGAAAAGTTAGATTCAACTTTCGTATCGGCAATCGATACATCATTCTATGCAAGTAATGATGTTAATTATAGATACCTGTTAACCGGCGGGGCTGCTAACGATACGATTAGAGTTAAGCTGCAAACTACTTTGAAGAAGAAGGGATTTAGGTAAGGCAGAATTCAGAACTCAGAATTCAGAATGATTAATTAATAATTAACGAGAGATTGAAATGTCAGATAAAGTTAAAGTAGAAATAACAGGTAGTGTTGATTTTGGTAAAGGACCGGTTGAGTTGGGAGTTCATCTTCTCAGTCCGGCGGAAGCCGACGATGTAATTAAAGCCGGTGCAGGTTGTTTGGTTAAAAACGTGGAGACGAAAGACGTGGAGACGGAAGAAGTTGAGACGGAAGACGTGAAAGCGGAAACCGGCAAGAATAAAAAGAAGAAATAGTTCTTATACATTTTGAAAAATCCCATTGAGAGGGTTACAGCATTAAGTTGCTGCGTATCGGATTGTCGAATATTGTGGCGGTGCCTCTGGCAATATTCAAATTCAAGATGAGTAATCTTGTCTAAGACAAAAGCACTATACGACTCTCGCCGACAAATGAACCGGGAGGAGTAGGATGAATTTCCTCTCCTCCCACTATTAAAGTTACGTCACCCTCAAAGAGACGAACTGCTGCCACGGTACCTTCTGCTCATGCCCTAGCGGAGGGTACCATTAATAAACGAGAGGAGCAAAAGTTTTATGAGTACCTATTACAGCTCAATACAAAGTTTGAAAGATGCGATCGGTGAAGCGCCGCTGATAAACTATGTTAATGATGAATCGCTTCTTGAAGATGAAATTGATCTTGAAGATGAAGATGATTTATGCAATAAGCGCATCAATGAAGTTATTAAAAAAGTTTACGATGAAATAAACAGCTACATCGATAATAGATATACGCTTCCTTTTAGTTCCATCCCGGAACGACTACTCCCCATCAGTGATGATATATGTGTCTACTATTTAGTTAAGAGACGGAATAGAACCAACATGCCGGAAGATGTAGTAAAGGATTATCAAAAGCGAATTAAAGATTTGGAAAAAATTGCGAAAGGAACTATCGATCTCGGTATAACCGATCAGCCGAGCAACATGGCTTCGGAAATGAAAACAAATAAAACATCTTCGGATAAAATATTTAATAACGATGTCTGGAAAAAATTCTAATGGAATTCAGAGAGTCATTTGAAATAGCATATAATAAAGTGATAGTCGGGCATGAAGCCGGTTATGTAAATGATCCGCACGATCTCGGCGGTGAAACTTGGGATGGTATCTCAAGAGGTCATAACCCCGACTGGGAAGGATGGAAAATTATTGATGCAATGAAAAATAATCCGGAGTTCCCGAAATGTTTGGATAGAGATCAGCAGCTCTTCCATCTTAAGAAGAAATTGTATTACAATAAATATTTCACTGCAGCAGGACTAGAGTTATATAACAATGATGCCATCGTAACAAAGCTGTTTGATATTGCCGTACACATGGGTGTCTCTAAATCTATTTCTATTCTTCAACAATCATTGAACATACTGAATAATGACCCAGCCCAAGACGACATTGCAGAAAACGGAAAGCTGGACGCATATGTTGTTAATGCAACTCAGACTTACATTTCAAGAGCTGCGCTAAATGCTCGTGGTTACAATATCAAAT